TTAGTCGGTGTACCGACTATTTAAATGTTTCTGTTTATCTTTGTTTTCCTACATTTATTAATACTGCCCCTGTTCCATTGTTTCCTACAGTTTCTTGAGCAAATCCTACTATCTCTGAGCTTCCTTCAGCTGTACTATCGTCGGCAACATCAACTTCGTTTGCTGCTGCCCCAGTTTTTACAGGAGCTCCCAATACCATAGTTTCACCTGCTCCACAAGTTAAATCTGCAATACAATGAGTGATTAATCCCATTTTTGTTAGTCCATCACTAGCTGTTTTCTCAAAAGATGCTATACCCATGAAATGCTGTCCTTCTGCAGATGTAGCTAATACAGTCTGAGGGGTAGAAGATAAATACATTAATGTATTTTTTGGAATAGCGTTTGTAGCTAATACTGTGAATTCAACTATGTCTCCTTGATTTCCTAGAAGTGTGATATTAGTGGCTTCGTCTGCCATTTTACCTATTTATCAATACTGCTTGAGTTCCAGTTGTGGCAGTTTCTAAACCTATTCCAACAACTTCGCTTGCAGTAGCAACTGTATCGCTGTCTGCATCTGCAATAGTATTTACTCCAGATATTTTCTGAGGTTGTCCTAATGTTCCAGCAGCACTATTTTTTAATTCTGCTATACAGTGAGTTATACAAGACATTTTAGTAACTTTATCAGTTGCAGTCTTTTCAAAAGCCGCAATACCTGCAAAGAATTTACCGTCAGCAGAAGATATAGCAACTGTTTGAGGGGAAGCTGAGAACTCCATTAAAGAGCCTTTAGGGATTGGTGTTCCAGTATCAACTGTGTATTCTACTGGGTCTCCGTTGTTTCCAAGTAATGTTATTATAACTGCTTCGTTTCCCATATATTCCTTTAATATCTAAACTATTTAAATCTTTGCTTTTTTGAGTGCTTCTTCTAATAACTTCAAAATAAAGGAATTTGCTTTAATACCCATTCTGTTTAGTTCGAACTGACCTTTGTGTGCATTTATCACATCTTTTACAGCGGCGATTTCTTCCTCTATTTCCTTTTTAGATAAATCCATCTTCATTCAAAGGATTTACTTTGCCCTCCTCAAGTGCGTTTGCGTATTCTGTGTCTGTTAATTTTTTAGGTTTTTCTTCTTTTGTTCCCGCTGAACTTGTCCCGCCTAAAGCATTTAGAACCTCTTTTCTTCCTAAGAGTTTGTCCTCTTTTTCAATAAGTTTCTCTTTTCTATCATTCTCGGATCTGATTGCCGTAGCTGCATCTTTTGCTTCCTGAACAAAACTTAAATCTGTTTTTTCTTCTTCTGTGTCCTTGCTTTCATCCTCTTTTTTATCCTCTTTATTAGCATCTTCAGATTTTTCTTCTTTCTTTTCATTTCCCATTATGTCTCTTTAACCCCCTTTCAAGCAAATATCATACTTTCCCCTTTTTTACTTTTTGGAATTTTGGAAGTTGATAATCCGTAATGTCTTGCTAACTCTGTGAAGATATATGTGAGATAGAACACCACTACTGGCTTTAATGTTGCAGTTGTGAGGTTTCCTGTGGTATAGACAGATACAAAGAACAACCCTGCAAGGATAAAACCATTCCTTACTATCTTTATTAAAAAGTTGTCTTTTTTCATGTGTCCTTTCCTGCCTGTGGCTTTTCAGCTTTTACAGGACCATCTTTTTTATTATCTCTTTGGAGCATAGTTTCTATACTCGCCGGAAATTCTAAATTTATGATTATTCCCAACTGAAATTCACAGGCTTCTTGATTGTATAGCTGCATATCTTCAATTTCCTGCTGATATGCAAGATAAATTATGTTTGCTGATGCTTCTGTTGTTTGCTCTCCCCATCCCATTATAACTTCGGGCATACCCACAGAAGTAACAAATAATCTAACTAAGAATTTAATGTATGCTAAACTATTTACATCATTCCCTGAATACTGTGGCTGTGAAGATTTTTTAATATCTTTCAAAACTCCAGATGGGATGATAACATTTTCAAAGTTCTTGTAAGCTTTGTTGATTGTATCTTCTAAAGATGTTAGTTTTGTAGTGTCGCTGGTTTCAACTTCAAAGAAGTTCATGGGTTTAACTGTTCTATGATATAACAGTCTTAAATCTACAATAGCTTCGTTTCTGCTTAGTATTAATTCTTCCAATGCTTCTGGGAATGGTATGCCATGGATTTCATCTGCTATTCTTTCATAGCTTAGATGATAAATTTCTTCAGGGTCATATCTTATTGTGTTTCCCTCACCTCCTGTTTGCATTTCATATCCGATTATTATCCCTTGTGAATTTGCGACGATAGCGACTTTTCCAGAATTTAATATTTTAACATTTGTCATTCTTTTTTGATTATCCCTGATTATGTGTGCAAAAGAATCCCCACAAATTAAAGCTGTTCTCCAACAGTTTTTTAAAACAGTTCTCGCAGACTCGTTCCCTATTCCTCTAATTTTATCTAATTTTGCTTTATTTTTCTTGTCAGCTTTAATCCCTCTCCCAAAAGTCCAACTTCCGAATTTATTAATAACAGTTCTTAACTCTGCGATTGCTCTAAAATATCCATGCCATTTTGAGAATGCAGGAATATAAAAAGTCTCTTTATTTTTTGACACTCCATCAGTATCTAAAGAATCAACAGTAAATTCGGTTCCTTGATTTGTAAAATCTGTTGTTTGTCCTGTTCTTAGTGTAGCCATATTATTCTATGTTTTCCTAAGTATTTAAATGTTTTTAATCATTTTAGGCTGAATTATTATCTGCAACTGTATTATTTGTTCCATTATTAGTAAGGGCCGTTGCATTTCCCCTTAACATATTATCAGTAATTATATTTTCATTACAATTAGCTTCTATATAAATCCCACTTCCCATGGCATTATCAATTTGATTTCCATTCATAACATTCTCTAGACAATGAGTCCCTCCCGCTTCTAGATGAATACCATGTTGTGCTAAGGTATTTATATTATTATCATTAATTATATTTTGTGATGAGGAAGAAGTGAGACTAACTCCATTTAGAATTGAATTGTAAATAACATTTCCTGAAATATTACAATAAGCAGCACCCTCTAATAAGATACCTGCACAATGATTTAATAAACAATTTTTAATAATACAATATTTAGAAGTTGTTTCTAGTTTGATTACTCCATCTGCACCTGTTACATCTTTAAAAAAACAGTCATGGATTATACAATATTCACAGTCATTTAAATAGATAACATCAATACCGAAATCAGTTGAAGTAAAAACATTGGTTATTTTGCAATAATCGCAGTTAGTAAAAGAGATACCATAGTTGGCGTTTGATACTCTGTTTAATTGTAAATTATCTATAATTAATCTATCATAATTAGTTGCAGATATCATAGGTATTATAGAACTGAAATTTGTTTTAATAATAGTTCCCTTTCCTGCCCCTTTTAGTTTCACATCAGATTTATTGATAGTTATGCTAGTTGAAATAGTATATGTTCCCTCTTTGATAAAAATCTCTCCTCCGGTGCTTTCTAACGCATTTATTGCTTCTTGAATATTATCAAAATCTCCTGAGCCGTCTAAAGCTACAACAAAAGTTCCCATGCCTTTCCTTATCTGGCCTAATCCTGTATCAAATTCTCTAGAATGAGTAAATATGTTTGGAATTTTGAATTGTCCGGGTAGATTGAGAGCCATTTAAACTCCTTGGAAATCCTGAACATCTGCGTTTTTTAACATTTCCTCAATTAGATTGAGTCTGTAAAGATGGATGTTTATCATGTTTTCAGCTTCAATTCTACTGCCAAAACCCGCATCTCCCTCTCCCCTCATATTAAATTTTATTGCTTCAACTGCTATCGTTCTACAAGCATATTCAGAGAAGATTAGTTTGTAGATAGCGTTTAAAGTTAACCAATTTGTAACAATATCATATTTTACAAGATTGCAAAGATATGCTTCTGTATAAACTCCGACTAAATCTTCCATGGTTTCTGTAAATCCTGTATCAATTCCCTCGCCCATAAAACCATCAACATCTGTTGTATCTGCGAGGATAGTTGTGTTTGTGTATGCTGCCATATTAAAACCTATACGCGAAAACTTTTAAATGTTTGCCTTTCATACACCAAGCTGCTCTTATAAGTGCTTCTGTGATATGGGTGTAGTTACCATAGATTTTAAGAGTTTTCTCGTCAGTATATTCATATTGAATTGACTTCAAAGAGAGAAAAATCTCATTATCTCTAAAAAGTTCAATTTTCCCTTTTTCCATTAATCTTAGTAAATTGTTATATAAGTCTTCTTTTAATAATCTCTTACCTCTTGGATTTTCCCCGCTTTCTATACTTCTTGATGCGTTGTTAATCGCCACAACTTTTCTTCTTGTCTGCTCGTCCTCAAGTAGAGGGTCAAATACTCCAACGCCCATACCTCCATCATCTATGTAGATTTTCTTATAATTAAATTTATCATCTTTGATTAAGATTGAACGCACAGTTTCAGTTAAAAATATTTTTCTCATAATTTCTAAATCAAACATTCTTAATCTTTCTTTGTCTATTCTTTTTAGAGAAGCCAAAACAGTTTCGTCCTTTCCCATTCTCGCAATATCTACGCCTAGAAAGTTGTCATCCCCTTGGGCTGGATTAGACCCAGAAATATCCAAAGGTAGAGAAGCCTTTGGGTTGGGGATGACCATGACTTTTCTTATAAGTTCTGTTGGAAAGAACTGCATTAATTTGTCTGCAAATTCGCCAAGATATTCTTGTGCATACTGAACTTTCGTCATATTCTTTTTTTCACTTCTAAGTTTTTCTCTGATATTCTCTTTCTGTATTTCAGACCTGTTTTTAAAATTCAATAAATCTTCTGTGCTTATGTGAAATTTTCCAAAGTTCTTATCTTCAAAGCAGTTATAATAATAGCCTCCTTTTCCATGTGGAGTTGAGAGAAGCCAAATGTCCCCCCCAGTTACGGCCAACATAGGAGTTACAGCAGTCCATACATCCTCTGGAATGAATGCAGCCTCATCTGCAATTAAGAGATTTACTGTATATCCTCTTATTCCATAGCCCGATAGTCCAGTAGGGAGGCAATAGATTACACTTTTGTTAGTAAGGCTTATTTTATGCTTTGTGGGCTTGTCACGACCCTTTCTTATGTATTCACGATGGTTATCATGCAGATATGATAAAATCTTTTCAAATAATAGAAATGCTTGTCTTTCTACTGATGCAATTACTAAAATTGTAACTCCTTTGTTTTTTACAGCATACTCCGAAGCTTTTAAAGAGATGATTGTAGATTTCCCAACCTGTCTCCCACTTCTTAGAACTATATTGCCCTTAGTTCCCAAAATCTTTTCTTGCCAGTCATCTAACTTGAAACTTGACTTTAAATCTGTTGTTAAGCCATTTGTATTCATCATATTTTTTTGATTTATATCCCTCTGGTTTTGATTGCACTAATAAAACTAGATTTTCTTCTTTGCTTATTGCGATAACATCCACAGGGCTGTGGCTTCCTGCTGTTCTCTGCACAATTTCAAAACCTAATTCTCTTAGTTCTTTGCAGATTTTATACTCTTTGTTTCTGCCTTTTACATATTGGGCGTTTGGCATGACAGTTCCCCTTTAAATTCTTTTATTCTTTCTGCAATAATTAAATCATTAATAAACTCTAAAGCTGTTCTTCTGGCTATACCATTATCAATTCCCAGAGCGGCAATAAGCTTTTCTTTATTAACAGTTTTCCCTTTGGCACTAATATTTAAGATACTTTCATAAATCTTTTTAATTAGAAAAATTCTATTTTCCCTTTTTCCCATAATTAATTTTAGAAAAAGAACTTTATAAATCTTTGTGTGTTATATTCAATTTAGAAAGGTCTAAGGTATGTAAGAGAGAGCGTGTATGTGTAAGTTGTCAGAGCGAGGCAGCCCCGCGTCTAAGATGATGGCGTCGCTCATCACTCGCCTTTGTAGACCAGAGACATACTGGCATAGAGCTTCTCCATAACACACACTTATCGCCCCTCTACCTCTCCCCCCTGCTTACTTAACTTAATAACCGCACAAGGACAATACTATAAAGGGACTATCACTTATAGAATAGAGATTTAAGTAGTTTATAAACTTTTGTTTATAAATCTTTTGAGGTTTTTCTTCTTAGAAAATATTTGAGATTTTTTTATTATAAATTTGTGTGGGGTCCTATACTATATCTTTCTTTTTATTCTTTGAAGTTCGCTTATTCATTTCTTTATCTCTTTATTTCTTTATATTCTCTTTCTTTAATTATCTTTTTCTTAGCGGAGCATAGCCGAGCCGAGCGGAGCGGAGCGGAGC